TTAATATTGGTGGTCTTCTGGATGTTGATAGCACTCTGCGCGTCCACAGCACCTCTCGCTTTGATGACAGCATGGTCATCCAAGGTGCTTCTAAGACACTGCAACTGAATAATGGTAGTGGCACAACTCGTATTGAGTTGCAATCTACAACTGGTAATGCTGATTTCTATGGTATCGTCAATATTACCAATGACCTTAACATCAACACTAATAAATTTAATGTTGCTTCTGCAACTGGTAACACTGACATTGCGGGCACACTTGATGTAGTTGGCAATACCACACTAACGGGTGCTCTTGACCTCAATAACACTCTGAATGTTTCTGGTCTGGTTCGCCTTGAGAATACTGATGAACCAACCATTGCTCTAAATCAATCTACTGGTCTCTACGAAATTCAGAATAGTGACTACGGTGCATTCCGATTTGATGGTGGTGGATACATTGAAGGCGACTTCATGTTTAACTCCGATGTTTATGTCAACGGCACAGTAGTACAGAAAGAAGACGAAACCGCAGTATTCAACAGACAAAACTACCTGAATGTCCGTTATATTCTATATACTGGTTCTTCTGCAGCATATACGCCTTCTTATGCAACAGACACTACAACTAACTTAAGAGTTTTTGGTGGTGCTGGTATTGCAACTGACCTTCATATCGGTGATGACCTGTATATCGGTAAACTCAACAGTAGTGATACTATTGAATTCCAAGTGCTCGGTGAGAGCGGCAACACTACAATCGGTCGCTCTGGTGCAGGTACTAACTCTGTAGGAACACTAACTGTCCATGGTGATGTAACATTCAACAGAGACCTGTTTGCTAATGGTAATATCACCCTTGGTAATGCAACTAGCGATACTCTGACTGTCCAAGCAAACTCCGAGTTTAATGGCACGGTTGATGTTGATGCCGACTTTGCTGTTAGAAATGGCACAACCGACAAGTTCTTTGTTGACAACGTAACAGGTAACACTGATATTCAGGGTACACTTACTGTTGCTAGCACTTCCGAGTTCAACAATACTGTTGATGTTGACGCTAACTTTGCAGTTAGGACTTCTGCTGGTACAGATAAGTTTACTGTTGCATCTGCTTCTGGTAACGTTGCAACCGATGGTACTCTGGTTGTCCAAGGTCAAACAACTATCAACGATTCTCTGATTGTTGATGCTGCTAACGAAGTCTTCTCCATTAGAAATGGTTCTGCTGTTGAGAAGTTTGGTGTTGATGCAGATAACGGCAATACCAGCATCATTGGCACTCTGACCGTTGGTGATGCTACTCAGATTAATGACACACTGGGTGTCTCTGATGTTGCAACATTCACTAGAAACACACAACAAACTATCACTGGCAACTCCATCACTTTAGATGGTGCGGCAAGATTCTCGGGTGGCGTTGGTATTGCTAAGAACCTAGCAGTCGGTGAAGACTTGATGGTCTATGGCGACTTCAACATTGTTGGTAACCAAGTCATCAATGGTACAACCACATATAATGCGCGTATTGATATCACCAATACTGCTGAAGCAGACTCTCTTAGTGATAATAATGTCGCATTCCAAGTTGATGGTGGCGGTATTATCAGGAAGAAACTTTGGACAGGTGGAGACTTTACTGTTTATGATGATTCAAACTCTAGAAATGCATTCTTTGTTGATGTAAGCACTGGTAATGCAGAATTGCATAATGATCTGACAATCGGAGGAGACCTTACTGTTAATGGCACAACCACTACTGTCAATTCTACGGTCACAACTCTCGATGACCCTATTATTACTCTGGGTGGTGACACAGCACCAGCGTCTAACGACGGTAAGGACCGTGGTGTTGAGTTCCGTTATTACGACGGCACTGCGAAAACTGGATTCTTCGGATTCGACAGAGGATCGCAACAATTCGCATTCCTGACAGATACATCCAATGCATCTGAAGTTATTTCTGGTACGGATTCTGCTCTTCGTGCGGGTAGTCTAAATCTGACTGGCGCAGGAACTGCTCTCGATGTTGATGCTGATGCCAATATTGATGGCACTCTGACTGTTGATGGTCAGATTATTTCTCAGGTTACATCTGGTCCTGCTCTGGTTATTCCTAACACAACCAAGATTAACAACCTGAACGCTGACCTTCTGGACAGCATGACAACTGCAAGTACAAATACTGCATCTACAGTTGTTAATCGTGACTCTTCTGGTAACTTTGCTGCTGGAACCATTAGTGCTTCTCTGTCGGGCAATGCTACTACTGCGTCCAGATTGAAGACAGCAAGAACAATCACGGTTGATGGCGTTGTTGATGGTTCTGTCTCCTTTAATGGTTCTTCTAACGTAACTATCACTACTACCTATAACGACGCAGACATCACTGCACTCGCTGCTATGGCAGGTACAGGTCTGGTTACTAGAACTGCCGCTAATACCTACGCACAACGCTCTGTGACCGCCACAGCAGCGTCTGGAATCACGATTACTAATGCAGACGGTGTAGCAGGGGATATCGCCATTAACGTCGCTTCTGCGAGCACCAACGCATCGAATAACCTCGTTCTTCGTGATGGGTCTGGTAACTTTGCTGCTAATGTAATCACTGCAGATTTGACGGGTGATGTAACTGGTAACTTAGTTGCTACAACATCCACGGTTAAGAATCTGAATCCTGCTACGGATAGTACATATGACCTTGGTACAAGTCTCATTAGATGGAACAAGATTTGGACCGACCAATTATCGGTTGCTTCTGGTGCAGCTTTCTCTGCTGCGGTTTCTTTTGAGAATAACATTACAGTAACTGGTACTATTACTGCTACTGGTGGTGTTGTTGGTAATGCTTCTACTGCTTCTGCAGTTTCCGTAAGTCAGTCTGGTAGTCAAACTGATTACTTTGTTGCAATGGCTGCCAACACTGCTGGTACTGGTACTACTTCCATTAGAGCAGATGCTGGTCTGAAGTTCAATACTGGAACAAATATCCTGACTGCTGGAGGATTTAGTGGTCCTCTGAGTGGTGATGTTACTGGTGATGTTACTGGTGACCTGACTGGTAATGCTGATACTGCAACTCAAGTTGCTACGCAAACAGTTCAAGTAAACTTCAACCAGGAACACTTCCTCCCATTTGTTGTTTCCAACAGTGCTTCATTACTCAATCAAAGCATCCTTACTGATGGTGGTGCAACCTATAATCCATTCCAGAATAGAATCACCGCACAATCTTTTGCGGGTGATTTAACTGGTAACGTTGATGGTAATGTTGCAGGCGAAGTTACTCTTGAAGGAGCTGTACCAGCAACTGCAACCTCTACTGGCACTGCAGGTGATGTTCGTTACGATGCAGATTATGTCTATGTTTGTGTTGCTACAAACACTTGGAAAAGATCCGCCCTCGCTACTTGGTAAACTAAATGTCCGCTACAAGACCCGCCTCTAAGACAGAGTTAAAAAACTACGCTCTTCGTAGATTAGGTTATCCTGCTATTGACATTAACGTGTGTGATGAGCAGTTAGATGACCTAATTGAAGAAGCAATCGATTACTTTCAAGAGTTTGCCTACAACGGAAGTTACAAAGCATTCATTAAGATTGAAGTAACCGATGCGATTAAGACTGCTGCTCAGTCTACAACACAGATGGGAGCAACAGATTGGTATGAAGGGAATGAATATGTTTCTCTTCCACCTGGAGTTTTATCAGTTAATCATGTCTATAGTCAGATTGGTGCTTCTAGCGTTGTTCCTGGAAATATTTTCAATATCAAGTATCAGATTTTCTTGAATGACATCTATGCAATGACGCATGGACACATTCTTCATTATTTCATGACTTCTCAGTATCTTGAGACACTTGATTGGGTAACAAACTCTGCTATGAATCGTAGAGTTAGATTCAATGAGTATCAAAGAAGACTGTATCTTGATTTTGACTGGGGAGACCTTCAAGCAGGTGACTTCATTTTAGTTGAAGTTATGATGCGTCAAGACCCCGAAACATACACAGATATGTTTAATGATGCATGGTTGAAAGATTACGTTGAAGCACTCTTCCAGCAGCAGTGGGGTAGAAACCTCAGTAAGTATGATGGCGTTCAAATGCTTGGTGGTGTAACCCTGAATGGTCGTCGCATTCTTGAAGATGCAAGTCAATTCAAGAAAGACCTTGAAGAGCAGATTCGTAAAGAGTATGAACTTCCCCCAATGGATTTAATCGGATAATATGACTTACAGAAACGATCCTCCAAACAATTGTATTCAGTCAGATTACACAAGTAGTTGCCGACTGAATCTTAATGGTTCTGCACAAGAGCAGACCTTTATGCAAAATCTGATTGTAGAGAGTATTGAACTCTATGGTCAGGATATTTACTATCTACCAAGAACTTACGTCAATAGAGACACTATCTTTCAAGAAGTAGAAAGTAGTTCTTTCACTCAGGCATTGGCAGTTAGAGCATACGTTAACAATGTAGAGGGATGGGAAGGTCAAGGAGAACTTCTTAGTAAGTTTGGTGTAAGGATTGAGGACAAGACAACCTTTATCTTTTCTCGCAAAAAATTTGAAGAGAAAGTAGATGATAATGCAGTGTTAAATGTTGAAGGTCGTCCTAATGAAGGTGACCTTATTTGGTTCCCAACTACAAAACATCTTTTTGAGATTAAGTTTGTAGAAGCAGAACGTCCAT